ATCATGACTGGCTGCACTCAATGCCGTCATGAGATACACTATGCATGAAAACATAATGGGTATTCCTGCAAAGGTTATCTTCTCGACCAGGCCACCTTTACTGGCAGCCGCAGTTTGTGCTTCTCTTAGTTCTTTTACATCTTTAACTAGTGCTTCAATATCATGTTCTTGTGTTGACATGTTTTGTACTCCTTATTGTTATTATTGTACCCATATATTTAGCTATAAAATCGTTACAATCTAGTTGCAGATAAATATAATGATGCGTATACAAGAATTATTAGAGGAAATTGAGAGTGAACCAGAAGAAAAGATGCCACATCTATACCTAGATATGGATGGAGTTCAAGCGGATTTCTTTGGGGCATGGGCAGAACAGAATGGAGTTTCTAGTTATAAAGATATTCCAAATAGTGAAGTTGCTATAAATGAATTAGCAAATAGCAGTCCAGAACAAGTTTATCATTTTTTCCGTGACTTAAAACCACTGACAGGCGGTATGCGTATTGTCATGTGGTTAGATGACAACAAGATTCCATACACAGTATTGTCTGCCCCATTGCGTGGTCCATATTCTAGTGCTAGTATAGAAGCTAAAAAAGATTGGTTAAATCAATACAATCCCGGCACTAGTGGTAGTGCAATATTTACCGCAGCAAAGTACAAACATGCACTAAACGGTGGCGTACCTAATGTACTGGTAGATGATTATGGTAAGTATTTAGATGCGTGGAGTAGTGCAGGTGGTATCGCAGTCAAGCACGAAGATAGCAATGTTTCCCAAACTATCAAAGAACTTGAACAGATTTACGGACCATTCATCCATAAGTCTTGATAAGTAATCAACAAAAATATTATACTGTTACATGGCTATATCCAATCCCGAGCAAGAAAGAATGCGTTATGAAGTAATAACGCAACCTGTGTCAGATAATGATGATGACATATTGTTACCTATTCCACCTGCATTGCTTAAACAAATGGGCTGGAAAGAGGGTGATAATATTGAAGTTGGGTTAGACGAAGAAGGCCGTTATATTTTAAAGAAAACATGAATAATAGTTCAATCTATCCACCATCACAACAAGTTTATACAACTACAGGTACTACTATAACTACAGGATCTACAGTAACTGGCGGACAATACTTATATTCTAATGGCACAAGTCCAGTCTGGCATGACTCTATTAGTATATCAAATCATCAGAATCCCGGTACTTTACAAGTTAAAGGTGATGCTGTTTTTGAGGGTGATATCAAACTCAATGGAAAAAGCCTAGGCAAGACTTTGACTAAACTAGAAGAACGATTAGCGATACTACATCCCAACGAAAAACTAGAAGTAAAGTGGAAAAAATTACGAGAATTGCGTAAGCAATATATGGAATTAGAAGCTGACATTCTGGAAAAAGAACAGATTATGGAAATCCTCAAAAGATGACGGTTGACAATAAATGGGTTTTGTATTATAATATCTCTATATTAACTATGTTTATACCCGTATGACCATGCATCTAGCACATCCCTCCCTATCGATGGGCGGCAAACGCAAGGGCAAAATCAAGTTTCGCAATGCAGAGGAAGCACGTAAACACCGTGAACTAGAATCTGACTGGCACGAACTACAGAAAAAGTGGGGCGTGGAGCAACAAGAAAAGAAACGCAAACGAGCAATGGCAGCAGAACCATTGGTCTATTCACTTGATATGCCCATCGGTCGTACAAATACACACCACATCAAGAGTTTGAATACCCCGCATTACGGGCCTGTATCAAGCAAACCCAATCCAGTATACACAGGAACTAAGGTTCTTGGTATCGGTACTATGCACAAGAGTAATGCTGTTCCTGTCTTTAGCGATGAGGAAGCTAAAGATATCAGCACAATGCGCCGCAACTAAAGGAGTTTAATAAACTAAAATGGCAAAAGAAGAGGGAATCAAGATGGACGGCAAGGTAGTCGATGTACTACCTAATGCTATGTTCAAAGTACAGATGAATCCTAGTAATGTAATTACTGGTTACATCAGCGGTCGTATGCGTAAGAACGACATTAAAATATTATTGGGTGATACTGTTGAAGTAGAATTCAGTCCTTACGATTTGTCAAAAGGCCGTATCACACGGCGTAGATAATGCATCTAGAGGTCATCAGTAAAGACCGTGCTACAAGATTTGTCAGGGAAACGCATTACAGCAAAGTAATGCCAAAACTAACAAAACACTTTCTTGGTTGTTTTATCAACGATCCTGATAGTGTTTTTGAGAATGACAAACTAGTCGGTGTAATCACATTAGGTTGGGGAACCAGACCCTTACACACTATTCAAAAGTTATTTGCTGGATATACCAGCGATGATTACTATGAGATAGGCAAAATGTGTATGAGTGAGGAGATGCCACGCAATAGTGAGAGTCAATTGCTCAGTCTCACAATCAACTGGATGAAGAAAAATACCCCAGAAAAGAAATATCTTTTCACTTGGGCAGATGGCATCGTTGGTAAACCAGGATATGTCTATCAAAGTGCTAACTTTTTGTATGGTGGATATATATGGACTGAGGTATATGTTACTGACAAGAATGAAAAGATTCACCCAAGAACCATGCAGGGTCTAGGGGAGAAAAAAGAAGGTCAATCATATGGTTCACGACCTGATTTTACTGCAAGAAAACAACTGAACTTGAGCCGTGTTTGGGGCAAGCAGTTTAGATATATCTATCCAATCAACAAAACAGCTAGAAAATACTTAAAGAATAGCACAGTAAGTTGGGATATCAACTACCCCAAAGATAAAGATTTAGTCTGGGATATACTACGCCCGGGTGAGACTACAAAAGAACAAACAACTGCGATGCCGTTCGTACAGACAGGATACATTGAGATGCAGAAACAGTAATACAATCCCGTATAGCATAAATACTATGTTATGCGTGACATTATTACATTGCTTGAGGAAAAGAGTAAGCCTCAAGATATAGAAATCATACCACTAAACTTCACACCAAATGAAGTTAGTCCTGTACTGTCCAAAGATACATTGGATCTACATTACGGGAAATTAGCCCACGGCTATGCTGAACGCTATAATAACAAAGAGGGTGACAGAGATTTTAACTATGCAGGGGCGTTCCTGCATAACACATTATTCCCACAGTTCCGTGAAGTAAGAAACAATAACAAACCCAACGGCCCTATGTATGGATTTATCAATAAACACTATGGTGATTATGATAATATGAAGTCTGAATTTGAGACTGCATTTATGGAGTTAGAAGGATCAGGATGGGTATACATAGCAACTGATGGTAAGATCAAAACGATACCAAATCACCAAGTACGCAATGATATCTTGTTATTAGTTGACCGATGGGAACATGCCTGGATATTAGACTACGGCAGTGATAAGAAAAAGTATTTAGCTGAACAATGGAAGATCATAAACTGGAATGTAATTAACACCAGGTGGGGGAAAAGTTTATGAGAGCAAAAGAATTTATAACTGAATGGCAAGAAGCTGACTTATATCATGCTACCGGCATACCTGGTATGTTGAGTATGTGGCATAATGATAAAATGGGAGTTAGCGGTGATGTTAGCACCACTAGAAACTATAACTATGCTCTGGGCTATTTAAAAAACATAAGCAGATATGGCACTGGTGGCGGAGTGATATTCACGCTGGATCAAGACCTGCTGCGTAGAGACATCGGACGCAAAAGAATGCCCGGTACTGACTGGTTCAAAGGTGAGCCGCCAGAAAGTTCCAGTGATGAATTTCAACGGCGCAGCGACATGAATGACACTGACAGATTTGAAACACTGATCAAAGGTGGATTGAACCCATTTAGAAAATATGTGAAAAAGATTCAAATATGGTTGCCTAAAAAGCGCAAAGTAAAGCCAACTCCGCCCGGTGAGAATCCAATGTATCGCTATAGTCAAAAACCTGGCGACGATCCTGATCAACACTATGATGTATCAGTTGATGATGAATTGATGCAAAACAATTGGTTTAGAAATCCTAAAATGAAGGCAACATGGGATGCTGTACTGCGTGATCCGCGAACAGAAGTCAAACAAGAAATAGGATATCAAAAGACTCAACACAACGTTCCTGTTAGTGCAAGAAGTCAATATGGGCCAGATCATGCATTATATGATCCTTCAAGGGATGAACACCGATGAGAGCCAAAGAATTCATCCCTGAAGGTATACATAAAGATGTAGTGGCCGACCCCAATGATCCAGAATTAGATCCTTTATATTACCATACTTTAGGTAGTAGAACAGTAAACGATTTTTTGCATCGTCACTATAGGGGTGAAACAGAAGTTGATCCAAAATCACATGTAGCTAAATTTATTAAAAAAATGGACAAAGTTCTTAAAAGATTCAATTTGTCTAAACCAGCAAAAGTTTATACAGGAGTACCCGTAAGTGTAGAACATGCTTATAAAAAATACAAAGCTGACCGTTCTAAGCCAATTAGGTTGCACTTACCTGCGTACACTAGTGCATCAACTAGGTTTCTCCAAGCAAGCAGCTTTTCTGTTGGTCGTGGAAATAATTTATTAATGATAGAACTTCCAGCCGGAACACCTGCGGTTAGTCTTAAAAAAATAAGTAGTCACAGTTACGAAAACGAAGTTTTACTACCAAGAGGCATAGATATTGAGGTTCAACCAACTCCAGAAATTGTTGAGAAGTACGGTGGAAAAATATATGTTTGGAAAGCTAAAGCGTTAGGGCATTCACCAATACAAATCTTTCAGGATAAAGTATGAGAGCAATAGAATTTTTAATTGAATCTAATGATGCTGCAAAAGCATGGATCGAAAAAGTCTATGCCAAGTATCCACACACCATGCAGAATAATCATGTAATGGTTTGGGGTGAAGGTGATGACCAACAGTTTGCTATGTTTGAATTAACTCCTAGCTTTAGTAAACGCGGTGCAGTTGAAGTCAAATGGTTCCAAGCATATCCATTACGTCAAGGTGTTGGCAGTCGTGCTATGAAAGAATTACAAGCATTAGCTAGAGAAGATGATATTGCACTAACATTATTCCCTTGGGATAAAGGACAAGTAAGTCAAAGTAAACTAACAAAGTTCTACAAAGGACAAGGCTTTAAACCCGCAATGAAGGGCAGCAAAAACATGACTTGGATTCCAGAACTAGATGAAGGACTTAGAGTTGATGTGCCCAATGAAGAATGGTTGCAAGACGCAATTGACTATGCTAAAAGTAAAAGTCCCGATCGTTACGGCTTACCCTACATGGGCAAAACTACTGCCACCGTTAGGAATATTGACGTTCCACTACGTATATTAAGACGAATACCAGGTATGCGTCAAGAGCAATCAAAGATACGACACCACGACCTTGCTGCTATTAGAAAAATAATGAGTACCACCGGTAAACTACCACTACACGGACATACTGGACAAGAATATAAACCTTTTATTAATGTAGCATATGATGGTAGTGCTTGGGTCAATGAGGGAAATCATAGGATTATGGCAGCGGCTGAACTTGGTTGGGAATCATTACCGGTAGAGATTTCATACTTTGACGGCGGGGAACGAGTTAAAAATGGTAATATGTATCCGGGAAGAATTGGATTGAGTGACCCACAATTAGATGAAGCAGAAGTTGCTACTAAGAATAGTAATGAGATTTGGAGACAGCTTAAAGATGCCGGATATCAATATGTTGGCAGCGGCGCCGACGCTACTGTATTTGCCAAAGATGATAGTCATGTAATTAAAATATTGATGCCAGAAGATTCAAGTGGCAAAGCAGAAAAAGTGTTTCGCAAGTTTTATGAATTTTCAATGAGTCATCAAGATTTACCATGCGTTCCTCGATTCAATGAAGTAAACACTATTGATATCAATGGTAAAGACTACACACAGATTGAGATGGAGAGATTATCTCCTTTAGAAAAAAATTCATTTGTTGAAGGACTAATTTGGTACCTAAGTGATTTTGTTAATACAAATACTCCATGGGCAACTGTAGAAAGTGAACTAGCAGATGCAGACACATGGTATATGTATAATCCAAATTATTCTGGTACCTTTGCTAGAACATGGCAAAGTCTACTAGAAAATCCTGCAAGTAAAAAAACTTACGCCATGTATAGGCAGCTATATAATGTAATGAAGTTGTTGTATACAACAGGTACAATCAACAAATTTGGATGGGATTTGCATACTGCAAATGTCATGCAAAGAAAAGACGGACAACCAGTTATCATTGATCCGTGGTTTAGTGAAGGAACATCATAACATGAATTTAACAATTACAGAAAACGCAACAGCAAAAATAATAGAAGTAATACAAGAGGAAGGTAATCCTGCATTAAAATTACGCATGTATGTACAAGGTGGAGGATGCTCAGGAATGAGTTATGGATTCACCCTAGATGAGGTACAAAATGAGGATGACTGGGTAATTCCTGCAGGTTCTGCTAGTATTTTAGTAGATAGCATGAGTATGCAGTATATCGCAGGGGCGGAAGTTGACTATAAAGATGACTTGTCCGGTAGTCAATTCGTGATTAATAACCCAAATGCACAGACAACTTGCGGGTGTGGAAGCAGTTTTCAGCCGGATTATGATATGATGGAGTGATACTGATTTAATCCCTATTGATAAATACATAATAAGGACTAATCATGGCAATTTCAGGCATAGAAAACATTAATATAGGTTTACCCAATGAAGCCGCCGGCAGTGATTCACTGTACTCGGCTTTTAATAAATCTCAAAATAACTTTACTACACTATTTTCTTGTGCTAGTCCAACTTCAAATTTTGTTGCTGGAAGCGGAATAGCAGTTGCGTATAGCAATAGTAACACATATTTAACCATCACAAACACCGGTGTAACCAGTCTAACCGCCGGAGATGGAAGCATTGTTTTAACACAATCTAACGGAAACATAATAATTACTGCAACGGGCGGTGGTGGCGGAAATGGAGGGGGTGTATCAAATATCAATGTGATTGGTGCAGCGGCTGGTGCTAGAATTACCTCTACAGGGGGTCCTATCATTAGCAATGGTATTATAACATTAGATTTAGCAAATTCGGGTGTTAGTGCAGGCACATACACATATCCTACAGTGACAGTTGACACTTACGGGCGCATCACTAGCATAGCAAATGCTTCTTCAGTTGGTACAGTTTCTAGTGTAGGCGTAGTCACTACAGGAACAGGTATACAGATATCAGGCAGTCCAATAACATCTGCGGGAAATATCAGTATTATTAACACTGGCGTAACTAGATTGAATGCTGGTTCCGGAATAGCACTTAGTAGCAGTAACGGAAACATCACAGTATCGGTATCTGGTTCAGGAGTCGGAGTTACTAGCGTAGGCATTTCTAGTAATTCTTTATTAGTAACAAACAGTCCAATCACCTCAACTGGTACCATGTCAGTAGATTTACCAACTGATACAGCAATTGTTGGTAATTTATCTGTAGGTAATAATTTAACTGTGGCAGGTAATTTTACTGTTACCGGTAATACAACTTATGCTAATATTAGTGGCATTCAAAATGGAAATAGTAATGTTACTATTACTGCAAATAGTAACATCAGTATGTATATTGCAGGAAATGCAACAGCAAGATTAACTGCTACTAATACTGGTGTTGTCGCTAACGGAACACTTACCGCTTCTAGCAATATAACTTCACCGCAAATCATATCGAATGTAGCAACTGGTACTGCTCCGTTTGTAGTAACAAGTACAACACAAGTAGCTAACTTGAGTGTAGCTACAGCAGATACTGCAACAAGTGCAACAAATGCAACAGCAGTACAAACAAACACATCAACATCAACTACAGTTTACTTAGCTGGTGTAACATCAAGTTCTAACGGTAATAGCGCATTGAATATTGTCAGTGGTATTAGTGCTAACATGGCTAATAATTCTATTACAGCTACTACATTTATAGGTACTTTGGCTGGTACTATAACTAGTGCAACCAACGCAGCAGCATTATTACAAAATACATCGACTGCAACTACGGTATACCCTACATTCACTACTTCAAGCGCAAATGGTAATTCACAGGCAGTAATCAATACAGCGATAAGTGCTAACTTAAGCAATGGATATATAACTGCTACTGGATTTGTAGGCAGCGGTGCTGCACTAACTGGTATTACTGCAACAGTATCAAACGGAAACAGTAATGTAAGTATTCCAGCAGCTAACGGTAATGTAAACATAGTTTCTGCTGGTAACACTACATTGGCAGTTACTGGCACAGGTGCAAATATAACTGGTACTGGTAACTTCACTGGTAATTTGTCAGCAGCAGCACATTATGGCCCATTATCAAATGGTAATAGTAACGTCAACATACCAGCAGCAAATGGTAATGTAAACATATCAGCAGTTGGTAACGCTAACATATTAGTAGTTACAGGCACAGGTGTTAATGTAGCTGGTACATTGAACACTGGTTCTGGCATTATTACTACGACTGGTAATATAACAGGTGGCAACTTATTAGGCCCATTAGCAAATGGTAATAGTAACGTCAACATTCCAGCAGCAAATGGAAACGTAAATATATCAGCCGTTGGTAATGCTAACGTATTAGTAGTTACAGGCACTGGTGTTAATGTAGCAGGTACATTGAACACTGGTTCTGGCATTATTACTACGACTGGTAATATAACAGGTGGCAACTTATTAGGCCCATTAGCAAATGGTAATAGTAACGTCAACATACCGGCAGCAAATGGAAACGTCAATATATCAGCAGTTGGTAACGCTAACATATTAGTAGTTACAGGCACAGGTGTTAATGTAGCTGGTACATTGAACACAGGTAGCGGAAATATCAATACTACCGGTAACGTCAGTGGTGCATTCTTCATAGGTAACGGTAGCCAATTGACAGGTTTAACAATCAGTGCAGGTACTGCAATAACGAATGGTACTAGTAATGTAGCAGTAGTTAATAATGCAAACGTAAACTTTAGTATAACTGGTGTAGCAAACTTATTATCAGTTACTTCAGCAGGTATCATAACTAGTAACACCAATGCAACTATAACAGCAAACAACTTCACTTCAAACGGCGGCGCAACGGGTAACAGTAACGTTTCAACAGTTACCGGTAACTTAGGAATTAGAGCATTAGCTGCTACATATACAGATAGTGTAGTAGCAGCAAGTACAACTATAGCAAATGCAGCAATACATGCGATTGATAGACCTACATTAGCAGCAACTAACACTACCGTAACATTTACAAATGCAGCAACATTCTATATTGCAAATAGTCCAGCCGCCGGAACTAATGCAACATTAACTAATCCATATGCTTTATTTGTAGCAGGTGGTAATAGTTTCTTTGGTGGTAACATCATTGGTGTATTAGCAAATGGTAACTCAAACGTAAATATACCAGCGGCTAACGGCAACGTTAATATCTCATCAGCAGGTATTGCTAACATATTAATAGTTACTGGCACTGGTGCTAACATTACAGGTACTGCTAACGTCTCAGGTTTAATTACAGGCGGCAATATTTCAACTACCGGTGCTAACGGTACAGTTACAGCAAACAATCATACTGCTACTGGCGCAGTAACTGGTAATGCTAACGTTTCAACTGTAACCGGTAACTTAGGCTTTAGAGCAATATCAAGTACATATACTGATAACTCAGCAGCAGCGTCCGGTACATTGTCAGTTGCAGCAGCACATGCTATTGCTACGCCAACTTATGCAGCAGCAAATACTACAGTGACTGCAACCAACGCAGCTACTTTCTATATTCAAGCGCAGCCAACTGCTGGCACAAACATGACCATAACTAACCCGTATGCATTATATGTTGCAGCAGGTAATAGTTTCTTTGGTGGTAATATCATTGGTACATATGCAAACGGTACAAGTAATATAAGTATTCCAACAGCCAGTGGAAATATTAACATAAGTGCAGGCGGTGCTGCTAACATATTAGTAATCACAAGTTCTGGTGCTAATATCGCAGGCACCGCAAACGTTACGGGTAATGCTAACGTTGGTAACATAGGTGCTACTCAAGGTATATTCAGTACAAGTGCTAATATTCCATTAATCATTAGCGGTACAAGTAATATTACACTTACATCAGGTGCTAATGTTTCAACATTCATTGCAGGTAATGCTACTGCTCAGTTTGTAGTTACAGCAACTGGTGCTAATATTCCAGGAACTGCTAACATCGGAAATGCTAATATCACTACAATCAACAGTGGTGTATTGCAAAATGGTAATAGTAATGTATCCATTGTATCAAACGCAAACATTAACTTTGGTGTTACTGGTACTGCTAACGTAGTATCTATAACAGCAAGCGGTATTATAACTACTGCGGGTAACGCAGCGGTAACTTCAAACAATTTTACCGCATCAGGTATCGCAACCGGTAACATGAACGTTGGTACTGTAACGGGTAACTTAGGCATTCGTTCTATATCTGCTATCTATACTGATAACTCAGCCGCAGCAAGTGCAACAATAACAAATGCAGCAAGTCATGCTATTGCTACACCAACATATGCAGCAGTAAACACTGGTGTGATAGCAACTAATGCTGCATCATTCTACATTCAAAGTGCCCCAACTGCCGGCACAAACATGACGATAACTAACCCGTATGCATTATATGTTGCAGCAGGTAATAGTTTCTTTGGTGGTAATATCATCGGTGGTCCTTACGCTAATGGTAATAGTAATGTTAATATACCAGCAGCAAATGGAAACGTTAACATATCGGCAGTGGGTATCGCTAACGTATTAGTTGTTACTGGCACTGGTGCTAATATAACAGGTACTGCTAACGTTTCTGGTAATGCTAACGTTGGTAACATAGGTGCTACTCAAGGTATATTCAGTACAAGTGCTAATATTCCATTAATCATTAGCGGTACAAGTAATATTACACTTACATCAGGTGCTAATGTTTCAACATTTATTGGTGGTAATGCAACTGCTCAATTCGTAGTTACAGCAACCGGCGCAAACATTCCGGGTACCGCAAACATAACTGGTTTAATTACTGGTGGTAATGTATCAACTACAGGTGCAAATGGTACCGTCACAGCAAATAATCACACTGCCACTGGTGCAGCAACTGGTAATGCTAACGTATCGACTGTAACAGGTAACTTAGGTATTCGTGCAATATCTACAACTTATACTGATAACTCGGCAGCCGCATCAGGTACATTATTAATAGCAGCAGCACATGCAATAGCTACACCAACATACGCAGCGGCAAACTTAACCGTAACAGCCACTAACGCAGCTACTTTCTACATCCAAGCACAACCAACCGCAGGTACAAACCTGACATTAGGCAATGCATGGGCGATGTATATAGGTGGAGGTAACAGTTACTTTGGTGGCAATGTAACACTAACCGGTAATATATTAGCAAACGCAGCAAATGCTACGATTCAAGCAAACAATATAACTGCAAGTAGTGGATCAACCGGTAATGCTAACGTAAGCACAGTAACCGGTAACTTAGGTATTCGTGCAATATCTACAACTTACACTGATAACTCAGCAGCCGCATCAGGTACACTATCTATTGCAGCAGCACATGCAATAGCTACACCAACTTATGCAGCAGCGAATGCAACAGTAACAGCAACCAATGCAGCAACATTCTATATTCAAGCACAACCAACTGCTGGTACAAACCTGACATTAGGCAATGCATGGGCAATGTATGTAGGTGGCGGTAATAGTTATTTTGGTGGCAATGTAACACTAACCGGTAATATATTAGCAAACGCAGCAAATGCTACACTACAAGCAAACAATATAACTGCTTTTGGTGCAGCTAGTGGTAACTCTAATGTTTCAACAGTTACTGGTAACTTGGGTATCAGAGCATTAGCTAACACATATACTGATAGTGTTGTAGCAGCAAGTACGACTATAGCAAATGCAGCAATACATGCGATTGATAGACCTACATTAGCAGCAACTAACACCTCAGTTACATTTACAAATGCAGCAACATTCTATATCGCAAATAGTCCAGCAGCAGGTACTAATGCAACATTAACCAATCCATACTCGCTATATGTCGCAGCAGGTAATAGTTTCTTCGGTGGTAACATTATTGGTACAATAGCAAATGGTAACAGTAATGTATCTATTGTTTCGAATGCAAATATCAACTTTGGTATAACCGGCACAGCTAACGTTGCATCTATCACAGCAGCAGGTATCATCACTACAGCAGGTAATGCAGCAATCACCTCTAACAGTCATACTGCGACAGGTATAGCAACAGGTAATGCTAACGTTTCAACTGTCACTGGTAACTTAGGTATTCGTGCGATATCTACAACTTACACTGATAACTCAGCAGCAGCTTCTGGTACATTATCTATCGCAGCAGCACATGCTATCGCTACGCCTACGTATGCAGCAGCAAATGCTACTGTAACTGCTACTAATGCAGCAACATTCTATATTCAAGCACAGCCGACAGCCGGTACGAACTTGACATTAGGCAATGCATGGGCGATGTATATAGGCGGCGGTAATAGTTATTTTGGTGGTAATTTAATAGCTACTGGTAATATATTAGCAAACGCAGCAAATGCTACACTACAAGCAAACAATATATCTGTAACTAACGCAGCGACAGGTAATGCTAACGTTTCAACTGTCACTGGTAACTTAGGTATTCGTGCGATATCTACAACATATACTGATAACTCAGCGGCTGCGTCTGGAACCATAACAATCGCTGCGGCACATGCTATCGCTACACCGACGTATGCAGCAGCAAATGCTACTGTAACTGCTACTAATGCAGCAACATTCTATATTCAAGCACAACCAACTGCTGGTACAAACTTGACATTGGGTAACTCATGGGCGATGTATGTGGGTGGTGGTAACAGTTATTTTGGCGGTAATGTTCGTGTAACCGCAGGTGGTATTACTTCAAACAATAGTACCGCAGGTGTTGGGTATGCAACAGGTGCAGGTAGTACAGGTACCCAAGCAACAAACCGTAATACTGCTGTTGCAATGACTGCTCCATGCGTATCTGGTTCAATAACATTGTTCAGCACTACAACTCTTGCTAATACATGGAATAACTTTGCTGTATCTAACGTAGTATGTACAACATCAGATATAGTTATATTGAATATGCGTTCTGGCGGAAGTTTGAATAGCTATAATTTTGATATCGTAGCAGTGGGTAGTAATACGTTTACTGTACAGATATACAATGCAGTTGCTGTTGTAGCAGGTGAAGCTCCATTACTTGGATTTGCAATTATCAAGGGTGCAGTAGCATAAAATATAATGGTTAGCTAAAATCTAACTAAATATTTGAATGGAACATCCATTCTTAGACAGAAAACAATTGTCCGAAAAGACACTTGAAGAAATTCAGACCGATATAACCGGTTTAATGAATAAATTAAACTTTGCCTACAGAATGGGTAATCGTCCATTAATCAATCAACTTACTATGGTAATCGAAAGCTATCGCAGAGAAGCCGGCGAGAAACTCGATAAGGTTATGGAAAAACAAAACCTCAAGAGTCAAGTATCAATACAAAAAGAGGATGAAATTGGCAACAAAAATAGAACGTGAATTCGCATTTCAAGCTGCGGTACACTTTGAAGGTAACTTCTTAATGACAGTATACGAACTTTCATTGGGTATGGAAGTTGATACAGCATCCATAAAAGAGCAAAATATAGCAATGGACAGGATAACTTATTTTTTAAGTGAATGTTTAGAAAATAGTGTATTCGTTGAACATGCTGACAAAAAAGCTATAGAAAAATACCTACAAGCCGATATCAAAGTATGTACTCTTCCAGAAGAACCATACGATCAAATCATAACTATTCTACTATTACTTAAACTCAATGCCATTACCGAAGGTAAACTTCATGTGAATAGTATCTCACTACGTTCTGGACTAAGTGATGATGTTAAGTTTATCTATGATATAGAAACTGCTAGCAATCACCCTTTTGGTAAATCTTGGTGGACAGAATGCACTACCACTATGTCTGACATAGCCAAATCTAGTAAAAAAGACAAAATAGTTAAACTGAAAAAGCAACATTGTGATTGGTCAAGCGTTGGTTTAGATTGGGAACAAAAAGAATACAAAACTACTGAAATTATTTTTCAGGATAAGCAACCATAACTGTTGATTTGCTCAATAGTCTATGCTACAATATGTAGATGAAAACTGATATGTATGGGCAAATTATTCTCACAGAAAATGATCTCTGTGATTTATACATGCGTGACCCGATACGAACTATCAAAGGTTGTTTCGTAGATAAACAAATCAACTTAGACGATATTTTTCTGTCTACCGAAAATCTACCCATACTAGTAGAATATGTTGACAGTAAGTTATCAACAGAAGAATTTGATAACAAGAATCAGTCAGAATGGCAAATGCCCATAGAATATCAAGAGATGGATATCGCTAAATGGGTATTAGACTGTTGCAAAAATGAAGAAGAACTGCAACGTGCAGGAGATGAACTATTAAAGTTCCATGATAGGAATATGTTCCCATTACTACAGTATCTAAAGTATCTTGTTGATACGATGCGTAGAAATAATATCGTATGGGGTGTGGGTCGAGGAAGTAGCGTAGCAAGCTATGTATTGTATTTGATAGGGATTCACAGAATAAATAGTTTGTACTACCAATTATCGGTAGATGAATTTTTAAAATAAGGAGATAAAAATGGCTATATATAAATCAGCAAAGGGCAAAACAGTTGATATGTCAGCACTAGTTGCTAGAAACGAAAAAACTAGGGCAGTTGGCAACATGAGCGTAAATGCGAGGGGTGACACGATTGATTCTCATGGTAGAATCATAAAACCAGTAACTGCTAAAGTTAATGAAGCGTATGGGAAAACAGTAGGAAATCGTTCTGCACAACCAACAAAACCTCAACCAAAAATACAACCGGATATGCCGACAGAGATTCCAGAACTAACTAAAGAAGAACTTGAACTGGATGAGTTTTTAGAAGATGATATTGAAGTCGAAAAGATAAAAGCAGAAGAAATTAAAGCTAAGGAAACCAAGAAGAAATAATATGGAAGAAATTACACTAGACTTTGAAACCACTGACGAAAAGAAACTAGCGTTTGAACCGCATAAGTTTAAGAAAAGCCAATTCAAACCAATCGGCGCACATATCATTGTTTATGATATGAGTTTTGATGTTCGCATCACTTCCGGTGGTATATTACTACCCAATGATGATATGAAAAGTGCAGGTATCAGACCTCGCTGGGGAAAGATATACAAGATTGGCGCAGAGAATAAAGATCCTGATTTGTATGAAGAACTATGGGTTATGATAAGTCATGGTCGCTGGACACGTGGAATCGATATCGAAGATGAAACGGGTAAGAAAACATTGCGTAGAGTTGATCCTAGTGATATACTATTAGCGTCAGACGAACAAATATATGACGAAACATTTAGCGACAAGGTGTATTAATGATAAGTTGGTTTAAGCAAAAAGTTATTAGCTGGGTTAAAGAAGATTGGGATAAAGTCCGTTCTGACAGGGATGCAAACATGCCTACAACTAGTATTGGTATTAGTCCTATCAGTAAAGGTCGTAGACTAGATCATAATGGTATGAACTTTACTATACATTCAGCTAACGGTGGATATGTCATGGAGTATAATACATATGATCCTAGAACAGATGAACGCAATACTGCACTACATCTCATCACTAGTGACCAAGACTTAGGTCAAAGTATCGCACACATCATAACTTTTGAAATGCTTAGAAAATGAAGAATCAACTCTGGGTAGAAAAGTATCGTCCGAAGTCTGTAACAGACTATGTATTCGTAGACGACCGACAGAAACAACAAGTAGAAGGTTGGATTCAGAATCAATCTATTCCGCATCTATTGTTGAGCGGTGACCCCGGTACTGGTAAGACTACACTAGCAAAAGTATTGATACATGAACTTGGTGTAGAAGATTATGACGTATTGGAAATCAATGCGTCCCGTGAGAATGGTGTCGCAATCGTGCGTGACAAGATTAATGGTTTCGCACAGACTATGCCTTTCGGTAAGTTCAAAGTCATCTTGCTTGACGAGGCTGACTATACTAGTCCAGAGTTTCAAGCGGCATTGCGTAACGATATGGAAGCATATGCTGACACAGTTCGTTTCATTCTTACTTGTAACTATGAACACAAAATCATTCCAGCATTGCGTGAAAGTCGTTGCCACAAGTTTCATATTGCTAAACCCGATCGCACAGAATATACAGCACGAGCAGCAACTGTTCTTGTGACTGAAGGAGTTGAGTTTGATTTAGACACACTAGACAGCTATGTTCGTGTAGCATACCCAGACTTGCGTAAATGCTTGAATCAACTACAGGTCAATAGCAGCACAGGTAAGCTATTGCCACCGCAATCACAAGGTAATAGTGAACATGAATTACTCTTGGAAGCAACAACATTATTTAAAGCTGGGAAGATTATTGAAGGTCGTCAGCAATTGATGCAATACATTGCATTGTATCCAACACGCATTGAAGATACATACAAGTGGATGTATGATAACTTAGACTTGTGGGGAACACAACAAGAAAAGCGTGATGCAAGTATTATCTTTATTCGTAATGGTCTTGCACAATTGCCACTGGTTGGAATACCTGAGATTAGTCTAGCAGCGACATTGGTGGAATTAACATCGTAAAGGAGAAACAAATGATTAAAAACACATTAGTAGGATTATTGGTTGGTATTACATTAGTGGGTAATGCTATGGCAGAAGATGCACCAACAACATTATCAAACTCAGGAACTATAAGTCCTTACA